AACCCAGACTTTAGAGAAGCCAATAGATTATTCTTTATTTTTTGGGAGGCATGTAAAGCGGATGCCAGAAGTTATGGTATGTGCTATCTCAAAAACAGACGCTCAGGCTTTTCTTTTATGGCGTCGGGGGAAACAGTTAACCTCGCCACAATATCTTCCGATGCACGTTTCGGGGTATTGTCCAAATCTGGTGCCGATGCGAAGAAAATGTTCACGGATAAAATTGTCCCGATTTCGGTCAACTATCCTTTCTTCTTTAAACCGATCCAAGACGGGATGGACAGACCCAAAACAGAGTTGGCTTATAGAGTACCTGCTTCAAAGCTTACTAGAAGAAAACTCACCGCAAGTTCCGAAGATCAACCTGAAGAACTCACGGGGCTCGATACAACTATTGACTGGAAAAATACCGGTGATAATTCGTATGACGGAGAAAAATTAAAGTTATTAGTACACGATGAAAGTGGTAAGTGGGAAAGACCAGATAATATACTAAACAACTGGCGAGTAACTAAAACCACATTACGATTAGGTAGTAGAGTTATTGGTAAGTGTATGATGGGCTCAACTTGTAACGCGTTAGACAAAGGTGGTGATAATTTTAAGAAATTATATTATAACTCTGACGTAACTAAAAGAAATAAAAATGGCCAGACAGCTTCAGGACTATATTCGTTTTTTATACCAATGGAGTGGAACTATGAAGGCTTTATGGATGAGTATGGCTTACCTGTGTTTGATACACCAGATAACGAGGTCTACGGTCCACACAATGACCTTATTGATACTGGCGTTATAGATCATTGGCAAAATGAAGCTGATGGTTTGAAGAACGACCAAGACGCGTTAAATGAATTTTATAGACAGTTTCCAAGAACTGAAGAGCACGCGTTTAGAGATGAAACTAAAAACAGTATATTTAATTTAGTAAAGATATACGAGCAAATAGATTACAATGAAGAAACAAATCAAGGTATATCTATTGGTAATTTTCAATGGATTAACGGGGTAAAAGATTCAAAAGTACAATTTTATCCTGATCCAAGAGGTAGATTTAGAATTAGTTGGGTGCCACCAACTCACTTACAAAATAGAGTAATTGACAAAAATGGCACTAAATATCCAGGCAATGAGCACATGGGTGCTTTTGGTTGTGATAGTTATGATATATCAGGTACTGTAGATGGTTTAGGATCTAACGGCGCTTTACATGGTTTAACAAAGTTTAGCATGGAAGACGCACCACCTAGTCAGTTCTTTTTAGAATACGTGGCTAGACCAGCAACAGCTGAAATATTTTTTGAAGACGTTTTAATGGCGTTGGTATTTTATGGTATGCCAATACTTGCAGAAAACAACAAACCACGTTTATTATATCATTTAAGAAGAAGAGGTTATAGAGGTTATTCAATGAATAGACCAGATAAAGTTTGGAATAAATTATCACAAAGTGAAAAAGAAATAGGTGGTATACCAAACTCTAGTGAAGACATAAAGCAAGCTCATGCGGCAGCAATTGAAACTTACATACAAGAACATGTGGGTTTAAAACCAGATGGAGGTTGTGGCAATATGTATTTTAACAGAACACTAAATGATTGGTCGAAATTTGATATTACTAAGCGTACTAAGTTTGATGCTACTATTAGCAGCGGTCTTGCGATTATGGCTTGTAATAGACACTTGTATCAACCGAATAAAAAAATTGAAAGAGCGAAAGTAAACTTAAGTTTTTCAAAGTATAATAATGAAGGATTTACTTCACAAATAATAAAATAAAACATGAACACAAAGAGCGCACAAAATTATTTTCCAAGTCAAGTAGTTAGTGACCAAGAAAAAAACAGCTACGAATATGGATTAAAAGTAGCTCAAGCAATTGAAGCTGAATGGTTTGGTAAAGACTTTAATTCTAATAGATTTAGTTTAAACCAACAAGATTTTCATAAACTAAGACTATACGCAAGAGGCGAACAATCAGTTCAAAAATATAAAGATGAATTATCTATTAATGGTGATTTGTCATATCTTAATTTAGACTGGACACCAGTTCCTATAGTTCCAAAATTTGTTGATATTGTTGTAAATGGTATAGCTGAAAGAGGTTATGACTTAAAAGCATATTCTCAAGATCCGTTTGGTGTAAAGCAAAGAACAGATTATATGGAATCTATTGTTAGAGACATGCAGACATCTGAAATAAATGACGAAGCATATGTAACGTTAGGTTTAAATGTTTATGAAAACGATCCATTATCTTTACCTAAAACAACTGAAGAACTAGAGCTACATATGCAGCTTGATTACAAACAATCAATTGAAATAGCCGAAGAACAATCACTTAATGTTTTATTTGATGGTAATAAATACGACAACACGTTAAAAAGATTGTACTATGATTTAACAGTACTTGGTATAGCCGCTGTTAAAAATAACTTTGATACATCATCCGGTATAACTGTTGAGTATGTAGATCCTGCAAACTTAGTGTATTCTTACACTGAATCGCCTTATTTTGATGATATATATTATTGTGGCGAAGTAAAAAACATACCTATCAACGAGCTTAAAAAACAATTTCCACATTTAACAAACGAAGATTTATTAGAGATAGAAGATCAACCACATCAAAATGCTTATGCAGCAAATAGGTATAGTTCATCTTATAATGATAACAACGTAGATAATAATATAGCGCAAGTTTTATACTTTAATTATAAGACATATAATAATGAGGTATATAAACTAAAACAAACAGCAGCTGGTGGATCTAGAGTTATACCAAAAGATGATTCATTTGAAGCTGTTGGAGATGTTCCATTTGAAAAATTATCTAACTCATTAGAGGTTTTATATGAAGGCGCTTTAATATTAGGCACAAAAAAATTACTAAAATGGAATTTAGCAGAAAACATGTTAAGACCAAAGAGTAACTATACTAAAGTTAAAATGAATTACGCTATTCACGCGCCAAGAATATATAAAGGCAGAATAGAATCTTTAGTAAAAAGAATAACAGGCTTTGCTGACATGATACAGCTAACGCACCTAAAGTTACAACAAGTAATGTCACGTATGGTTCCTGACGGTGTTTATTTAGATGCTGATGGTTTAGCTGAAGTTGATTTAGGTAATGGTACAAATTACAACCCACAGGAAGCGTTAAATATGTTCTTTCAAACTGGTAGTATAATAGGTAGATCATTAACACAAGAAGGTGATCCTAATCCAGGTAAAGTACCTATACAAGAAATAGCAAGTGGTAATGGTGGCGCTAAGTTACAAAGTTTAATAGGCACATACAATTATTACTTGCAAATGATAAGAGATGTAACTGGTTTAAACGAAGCAAGAGACGCTAGCACACCGGATAAAAACGCTTTAGTCGGTATTCAAAAGTTAGCGGCAGCTAATTCAAATGTTGCTACTAGACATATACTTCAAGGTGGTTTACATTTAACAGTAGAAACCGCAGAAGCTTTAGCATTAAGAATATCTGATGTTTTAGAATACTCTTCAACAAGAGATGCTTTTATACAATCTATAGGAGCTCACAATGTAGCATCATTAGAAGAATTACAAGAGCTACATTTATATGACTTTGGAATATTTTTAACTTTAGCTCCTGATGAAGAAGAAAAGCAATTACTTGAAAATAACATACAAATGGCTTTACAGTCAAATAGTATTGAACTAGAGGATGCTATAGATGTAAGAAATATAAAAAATCTAAAATTAGCAAATCAAATGCTAAAAGTAAGACGCCAGAAAAAAATAAAGATGGACCAGATGTTAGCTCAGCAAAATATAGAATCGCAAGCTCAAGCTAATGCACAAGCGCAACAGGTTGCTGCTCAAGCTGAAGTTCAAAAGCAAAATGCTATAAATTCTTTAAAATTACAAGGTGACGCACAAAAGGCTGAGCTAGAAGCTAACAAGTTACAACTTGAAGCTGAACTTAAAAAAGACTTAATGGCACAAGAGTTTGAATACAACTTAGCTTTAAAAAATCTAGAGCATAGTTCTATTGCAGCTAGAGAGGAAGAGGGTAGAAAAGATGATGCAAGTAAACAAGCAATTGCTGCAAGAAAAAATAAAAATTTTGAATCTTCAGGTAATGATATAATGAGTGGGAGTATTGGTTTAGGAAGATTTGAACCAAGTTAATGTTTAACAAATAAATAAATAATAATGGCAATAGTAACTAACGATTGGACTGGTAAAATTACTGGATCCGTTTTTCAAGTAGGAGGTGGTGATCCTATTGTACCGCCAACTGGTCATGTATTTGTAGCAATCACAGCTCTAGCCGCAACTGATTTTGTAGCTTCAGGTGGTCTAGTCGCAGATGATGCAACTGTATGGGCTAACACTGAAGATGCTGCTAATGATTTAGCTGCAGACTCTGAAACAATAAGCGAAGGATCTGGTGGTGTACAAATAAATGCTACAAACTTAGATTTACCAGCTGGCACTACAATTTATGGTAGATATACAAAAATTGATATCAACGCTGGACAAATTATAGCATACATAGGAAAAGCTTAAGAAATTGTACGAGAGTACATATGTTTAATTTTATAATATTATATTATGGCAAATGATGAGAAAAACGTCAATATAGACGAAAAAAACGCCGAGTCACCACAGGGTGACGGTAAGGTAAAAAAACCTCGTCTTAAAAAGTTTCAACAAGATGAAGAACCTATAAAGGTAAATCTTGCTGAGCCAAAAGAAGAAGAGGTTAAAGAAGAAGAACAACCTAAAGAAGAAGTAAAGCAAGAGGAAACACCTGTTGTTGAAGAGGTGGTAGAAGAGAAAAAAGAAGAGGTTGTTGAAGAAAAAGAAGATCCAGTTGTTGAAGAGGTAACTGATGAAGAAGTAGAGGAAAAGGTAGAAGAAGTACAAGAAGCAGTTGAAGAGGCGATTGAAAAGGCAGAAGAAACTGGTGAAGAGTTACCAGAGAATATCCAAAAGCTTATGAAGTTTATGGAAGAAACTGGTGGTGATCTTGAGGATTATGTTAAGTTAAATCAAGACTATAGTAAATTTGATGACACGGCGTTATTAAGAGAATACTATAGACAAACTAAACCACATTTATCAAGTGATGAGGTTGACTTTTTAATGGAAGACTCATTTACTTACGATGAAGATGTTGATGATCCTAAGAACATCAAGCGAAAGAAATTAGCGTTTAAAGAGCAAGTTGCCGACGCTAGAGCCCAATTAGACAGGCAAAAGTCTAAATACTATGAAGAGATTAATGCTGGTGTTAAGTTAACACCTGACCAAAAAAAGGCTATTGATTTCTTTAATAGATACAATAAAGAACGAGGTGAGCAAGATAAAATTGCAAAGCAACGTAAATCTGTATTTCAACAAAGAACTAAAGATGTATTCAACAAAAACTTTAAAGGTTTTGAATATAACATTGGTGAAAAGAAATTTAGATTTAATGTTAAAGATGCAAACAATGTTCAAGAGCAGCAGAGTGATATTAATAATTTTGTTAACAAATTTGTTGATAATAAAAGTAATACAATATCTGATGCAAAGGGATATCATAAATCTTTGTTTACCGCAATGAACGCAGACAGCGTTGCGAATCATTTTTACGAACAAGGCCGAGCTGATGCTATAAAAGAAAGTATAGCTAAAGCAAAAAACGTTAGCATGGAACCTAGACAAGGTTTAGGTGAAGTTGAAGCGGGTGGTATGAAAGTAAAAATTTTACAAGACAATGATATGAGTTCATTTCGTTTTAAACCAAAAACAAAATAAAGTTTAACAATTATAAATATAAATAATTATGGCAGCAATTACTCCAACAGGTGGATCGTCGTTAAATAGCGTACCTTCACCAGTTAAAGCGGCGATAACTACTAACTATTTAGATTTTACATCTGGTAGTAACGACTGGTCTCAGCAGTATCTACCTGATCTAATTGAGCAAGAAGCAGAAGTATATGGTAAAAGAACTATATCTGGTTTTCTAGCAGCAATTGGGGCAGAAGAGGCAATGAGCTCAGACCAAGTAGTTTGGACAGAACAAGGTAGGTTACACCTTTCGTACAAAGTAACAGCATATGCAGCAGGATCAAACACTGGTGACCTTACTTTAGGTCAAGCTCCAGGATCAAGTGCATCTGCAGCGTCTACTCACGGTATCAGAATCGGTTCAACCGTTCTAGTATCTGATGGACAGGCTAACGCAGTAGTATTTAGAGGGTTAGTCACTCACTTACCAGCAGGTAACAAAATCACAGTAGCTCCTTATACAACAGGTGATGCTTCAGGTGATATTGCAGATGTTTCAGGTATCAATACAACAACTCTAGCAGCAAGTGGTAGAGTATTTGTTTATGGTTCTGAGTATGGTAAGGGAACAAATGGTATGGGCGAAACTACTGGTAATAACCCAGTTATGCCACAGTTCACTACGTTTAACAACAAACCAATTATCTTAAAAGATCATTATTCAATTTCTGGATCTGATACTTCAAGAATCGGTTGGGTTGAGGTTAGCGCAGAAGACGGAACTTCAGGATACTTATGGTATCTAAAAGCAGAAGCTGAAACTAGATTAAGATTTGCTGATTATCTTGAGATGTCTCTTTTAGAGTCAGAAAAAGGTACAGTAGGTGGATCAGTAGCTGATAATTCAATCAACGGTGCAGGAGAATCATTCGGTACTGAAGGTTTATTTAAAGCTATCACAGCTAGAGGTCACGTGACTTCTGGTATTGCAGGAACTAGTGCAGTAGATGATTTAGGATCTTTTGATGAGATTCTTAAAAAGTTTGACGAGCAAGGTGCTATTGAAGAGTACATGCTTTATTGTAACAGAACAGTATCATTAGCAATTGATGATATGTTAGCAGCTCAGAACTCTTACGGGTCTGGTGGTACATCTTACGGTGTATTCAGCAACTCTGAGGATATGGCATTGAATTTAGGTTTCTCTGGATTTAGAAGAGCATCATATGACTTCTACAAATCAGATTGGAGATACTTAAATGATATTTCATTAAGAGGTCAAGACGCTTTCAATGATATCAGAGGTGTTTTAATTCCAGCTGGTACTTCAACAGTATATGATGAAGTAGTTGGTAGAAGCATGAGAAGACCTTTCTTACACGTAAGATACAGAGCTTCTCAAACTGATGACAGAAGAATGAAAACATGGATAACAGGTTCAGTAGGTGGAAACATCACATCTGATCTTGATGCTATGGAAATCAACTTCTTATCAGAAAGATGTCTAGTAGTACAAGGAGCTAATAACTTCATGTTACTTAACTAATACTTTTTAAAAGAGTTAGGCGCTTCGGCGCCTAGCCCTTTTTATTTTTAATATTTAATTTTATTATATCATGGCAAAAAAACAAACAAAAAAAGCGGTAGCTGTAGAAGAACCTATAGTTGCTGTAAAAGAACAACCTAAGAAAAAAGATTCTTGGGAAATGAAGGATAGAAATTACTATTTACTTAGAGATTTAAATCCTTTAACATACACTATAAGATCAAGAGGTATATTTTACTTTGATGAGGAGAAAGGATATGAGAGAGAGTTAAAATACACAATCAACCAAAGAACACCATTTGTAGATGAGTTCAAAGGTGATGCAAGACTTGGTCATATTGTATTTGAAAATGGTTCACTATATGTACCAAAAGAAAAACAAACATTACAGAAACTATTATCACTATATCATCCAGATAGAAATACTTTGTTTAAAGAACAAAACTTAGTTAAAGAAGCTGAAGATGATATGGATTACCTTAACTTAGAAATAGAAGCTTTAAATCTAGCTAGAGACATGGACGTTGATAGAGCAGAGGCAATACTAAGAACAGAACAAGGTAGTGAAGTTTCAAAGTTAACTTCTAAAGAACTAAGAAGAGACATATTAGTGTTTGCTAAACAAAATGCAGAATTGCTTATTGAGTTAGCAAATGATGAAAATGTTCAGCTTAGAAACTTTGGAATCAAGTGTGTTGAATTAGGATTAATAACTTTATCTGGAGACAACAGGGTCTTTACATGGGCCAAGACAGGTAGAAAAGTTATGAATGTTCCTTTTGATGAACATCCATATTCAGCTTTAGCAGCTTGGTTTAAAACCGATGAAGGTTTAGAAGCTTACAACAATTTAGAAAAAAGATTAAGCTAATTAATCACTTTATAGAGTAGTCACTCTATTGGGTGACTACACTATATAAAAAGAAATTATGGCAGTAAATATAAACACAGTATACACTAGAGTTCAGTCAATTGCAAACAAAGAGCAAAGAGGTTATCTTACGCCTATTGAATACAACAGATTTGCAAATCAAGCACAATTAGAAATATTTGAACAGTACTTTTTTGATTTAGATCAATACCTAAGAAGACCAGGTAATGATACTAGACATGCAGACTCTGTAACTAGTTTACAAGAAAAGATAGCGTTGTTTGAAGTTTTTGAAACAAACTTAGGAAACTACAGCAGTGGTTATAATTTACCAGCCGCATTACATAAATTATCAACAGTAGAATTATCACACTCACCAATTGATGGCACTGGCGCTAATTGGCATGAGGTTGAAGCTGTTACAAAAAAAGACTGGAGATTAATTAGAACAAGTAATATATTACTACCAACAGATACACAACCCGTATATATAAGAGAGGCCAACAAAATAAAGGTTTATAAAGGTAAAGCAACAACACCTTTCTTTGAAGAGTTAACAATAAACGAGGCAATAACAGTAGATTATATAAAACAACCAGCAACGGTTAACTGGGCTTTTTATTTAGATGCAAACAACGATGCTTTATATAATGCAACAGGATCAACTAACTTTGAGTTACACGGATCAGAAGAACCAGCTTTAGTTATTAAAATATTAGAACTAGCGGGTGTAGCAATGAAGTCAGCTGATGTTTACCAAGTCGGTGACAAAGAAAATATTGAAGATATACAACAACAAAAAGGATAATTAAATGGCAGGATTATTTCAAAAAACACAAGAAGCATATTACCAACAAAGTCAAAGTACTTTTAGTACAGAGCCAAATGGTAGTCAACAAGCATTTACTTTAACAAATGTTTTCTTTCCTAGCGTACCAGCTGCTAAGACGGATATTAGAGTTTTTGTTAATGATGTTGAAATAGATACTGACAATTATAGCTATTCATCACCAACAATAACTTTTTCAGGTAATACAAACAATACTAATGAACTTGAAAGCAACGGTGCACCAAAAGCAAATGCTACATTAAAAGTACAAGAGCGAGCGTTAAGTGAAAGCTTTGGTACGTATCAATATGTTTCATTAGACGATATTGTTAATAACTTTTTAATTGCTTATGTAGGTGAAAATAAAGTAATACCAAAAGTAAAAAGAACAGACGTTTTATTTCATGCTAGAAGAGGTTTGGCTGAGTTTAGCTATGATACTTTAAAATCTAAGAAGTCACAAGAAATAGACGTACCACCATCGCTTATCGTTCCTTTACCTCATGACTATGTTAATTACATAGGCTTGCAGTTAGTTGATGGCCAAGGTATATACAAGAAATTATACCCTACAAGGTACACAAATAACCCTACATCTTTATTACAAGATGACAATTACAATTATTTATTTGATGGTGATGGTAACGCATTAACTAAATCAGAATCAGAAGCTTGGAATAAGTTTAAAGAAGCAAATAATACAGGTACTGAAACAACACAAAGATCATTAAACCTTAGTGATGATACAGACATTGAATTTAGATTTAATGAAGGTAAACGATATGGATTAACGCCAGAGTTTGCACAAGATAACGGTACTTTTTATATTGATGAGGTACAGGGTAGAATACACTTAAGTGGTGATTGTAGCGGTCATCATTTAGTTATAAATTATTTATCAGATAGCCTAGGAACAGAAGGTGAAATGCAAATACACAAGTTTGCTGAAGAAGCTTTATATAAACATATAGCATATTCAATAGCAAGCACACATACTTCTGTAGCACCTAGCTATATACCTCTATTAAAGAGAGAGAGGTTTGCAGCGCTACGTAATGCTAAAATAAGATTATCAAACCTTAAGTCAGAGGAGTTAGCTCAGATAATGAGAAACAAATCTAAATGGATTAAACGCTAATAGAATATGCCAGAGTTTAGACGAGAATTTTTAAAATCCAAGATGAATAAAGACTTGGATGAAAGACTAGTACCACCAGGTGAATACAGAGACGCTTTGAACGTTGAAGTTTCTACATCAGAGACTTCTGACGCGTTTGCTATAGAAGCATCAAAAGGTAATTCTAAAATAACAGCATCAACAGTCTTTGATGGCTATACTAACCCTAAATGTATTGGAGCAGCAAGAGACACAGAGAACGACAAGATATATTGGTTTGTTACATCTGATAATAAAGATGCTATATTAGAATACGACGCTGTATCAAGTGTAGTTTCACCAGTTGCTGTTGCGGTAAAAGCAACTAGCAACGTGTTTAAATTCAGTAAAAACTTTTTAATAACAGGTGTAAATATAATTGATGACTTATTATTTTTTACCGATAATAACTCTGAGCCAAAAAAGATAAATATCAATAGATTTAAAGCTGCCACTAATGGTGACTTTGACGCGCACACTCAGATATATGGTGGCAATTTATTAGAAGAACATACTACTGTTATCAAAAAATATCCAAAGGCAGCACCAAACTTACTTATAAAAAGAACATTACGAGAGGGTATAGTAGATGCTACTTTTATTGATACTGATGGCGATAGGTTTGTTGACGCAGACGAATCAACAACGCCAAAACCAATAGGTAGTGAAATTACTTTAGTATTAACAGGTCAACCAGATTATAAAGAAGATGATATACTAAAGATAACAACAACTGATAACTTAACTGTATATACAGCAAGAGTAAGTATTAAGTCTATAGACGATGTAAGCAGTACTAGTCAAACAATAACAGTTATATTATTATCAACGTCAGATGAGATGATAAGCTCTGATAAACAACTATGGAACGTTGAGCTTGAAGAAGGTGATTCGTTTTTTGAAAATAAGTTTCCTAGGTTTGCATACAGATGGAAATATAATGACGGTGAGTATTCTGCATTTTCACCTTTTACAGGTGTTGCATTTATACCTGATGATGAAGACTTTATATATAACATGGAAGAAGGCCATAACGTTAATATGGTTAATAATGTTAGAAAAATAACACTTAACACTTTTGATACGCTACCACCTGATGTAGTTGAGGTTGATGTTTTATATAAAGAGTCAAATGCTCCTAATGTTTACTTAGTAACTACATTAAAAAACAAAGAAAAGTCTATAACTATAACGTCTGAACAAATAGAAAAGACTATTGAATCAAATCAATCATTAAGACCTTATGACAATGTTCCACGTAAAGCTAAGGCACAAGAGATAACAGCTGGTAGATTAATGTATGGTAACTACTTACAAAATAACACATTTAGAGATGCTGTTAAAATAAAATTAACAAATTCGCCTACAGAGGTTGATAGAAACTCACCTCAACCATCTGCTAAAAGTCTACGAACATATCAAGTTGGCGTTGTTTATTTAGATGAGTTTGGCAGACAATCACCTGTATTCACTAACTCAGGTAGTTCATTAAAATTAGACGGTACATACTCTGATAAGAAAAACACATTAAAAGCTAAAGTAAATTCTGATGCTCCGACATGGGCAACTCACTACAAGTATTATATCAAAGAAAACTCAAACGAATATTACAATGTTATAATGGATAGGTTTTATGAGGGTGAAGAAGATAACTTCTGGTTAAGCTTTCCATCATCAGAAAGAAACAAGATAACAGAAGATGATTACTTAATACTGAAAAAACAAAATGGTAAAAACGTTGCGTTTGATCCAGATGAGTATGGTGTTAAGTCTAAAAAATATAAAATACTTGACATACAAGTTAGCCCGCCTGAGTTTATTGCTAAGAAGAAAGAATTAATAGGTGAATTATCTGACACTAATCAATTGTTTCCAAATACACTAGTTGGTCACCCACGTGAAGGTTTTAGAACGTTTAGAATAGCTGGTGACAAAATAGGTGTTGATGATAGTGAGTTAAGAGATTTAGCTAGTAACGATAATTTCTTTAATCAAAATAAGTTCATACGTATCACAGACATAACAGATGTACGTGCTACTAATTATTATCAAATAGAAAAGGTAACTAAGTTTGATAATGGTGGTGGTAGTGACTTTAATGACTCTGATGATTACTACGAGTTTACATTAGTAAAAAAGTTTGGTGCTGATGTTAACTGGATTGGTACTAAAGATAATAGAGTAAATGATTTAAAGATACAATTATTTTCTGAGGAAATAATAATACAAAATGAAGAGTTTTCAGGTAGATTTTTTGTAAAGCTAAAACGCGATGATGTTATAGCAGAAAATATATTTGGTGGACCATCTGATGAGTTTGATCAGGTAGCTGAAGCTAAATTTAAACTATTTGACTTTAACGACAGTAAGGCTGCTAGTAAAACATTAACTTCTAAACAAGCTGGCACTAATGTACTATATACAGACGACGCAAGAAGAAGTGATTTTGCTGGAGCTGGCTTTGTTATAGAGCATGACTTAGATTTATCTGGTAACAAGCCAACTGGTGATTTAGCTGCTGGTAC